ACCTGGGTGATTCCAAAGAACACTAGCCAGTAAAAGAGCGCCAGCAACATCTGTGTAATAGGGGTTTGCATTTATAGTATCTCGAGATTATTATTTATCCTGAATATGCTGACCACAAAATTTTGTTCTCTCAGGCATCCTCTTATAAATCCCAATGGATTCACAAATACCCCTCAATTCTACGAAATTTTTCCAAAAATTCTTAGAATGTGAAAACTCTGTGACTGTACTGTGTGCGAGTTCATGAATGAGGACGTGGAAAATCTTGTTCGAATCACCATCGAGACATATAGTTATGTCTGCACCCTTGTTGACGTTGTATCCGACAGTCCCATTCATTCGCTTCAGACCTGTTATGGGAATGGGGTGGATGAGCATTTTGAATTTTTCATTTTCTGTCGTTTTTAGGTGATCACGGAGAATCTGGTACTTCTCCTTTACATCGACGAGTTCCTGGGGTTGTCGTGTCGTGAAGAGAATAACTAAATTAATCAAAAGTAATATACTGAAAAGATTCATCTATCATATACAAAGATAAATTTGCTATACAACTCTGAGATTGGATTTCCACACAGTCCCTCCCAAAGTTGTAATCTAAATCCAAGATGTTCTAAATGCGTCACAAGCTGATCTTTATACGCCACAGGTTCGGATTTAGGTCCATCTGCGTAATAAGGGGTATCCGTCAGGTGTACAAACAACTTTTCACCAAAATCCCCATTCCCATGTTCCTTCAGTTTGAAAAAGTTTCCCATATCATCGATGAGTGGTGTTTTAAATATAATCTTTTCTGAATCCGGAATGATACCCACAAGATAACTCCCGTGTTTTACACGCTTCTTAATTTCCCTGAGAGAACTCATAAAAAAGTCCCTCGATGCGAATATATAGTGAAGTGAAAAGTTAAAACACACAACATCAAACTTCCGGTGAGGGCACTGATGGATATCACCCTCATAGAAATTGACTCGTATGCGCATATTCTTCGCACGTGAACGAGCTTCTTCGAGTGCAGATGGTTCAGGGTCGCACATATTGATGTTCACTCCACAGTTGTTCCACTTTTGGAGATCTCCACCAAAACCACACCCGACATCGAGGATGTGCTGTCCCTCTCGAGCCACCGACCGAATCAAAACCCTCTTCGCCTCGTTATGATTCTTACGAATCTCCTCCATGATGATACATGTTTACATCTTTTTAATGTGGTTACTTAGGTTAAAGTTTATCAATGTATATCTTCCAATGGAATATATCATTGGGGATTGTTTAGAAAAACTCGATCTCGTAAAGGACGGGTCAATCGCCATGATTTATCTCGACCCACCGTTCGATAGTGGTCGTGATTATACGATGTCACACGAGAACTCCACAGGGTTTTCAGATACCTGGAAGGGTGGTGATTATAAAGACTTTATAGAGCGGGTAATAGATAAATGTATCCCGAAATTGAAGAAGGATGGGTCCCTCTTTTTCCACATCTCAGCTGAAAAAATGTTTACACCTGAACAGATCCTAAGGGAAAAGTTTAAATATGTTCAACCAATTTTTTGGAAGAAATGTCGATCAAAGAATAACGTGAAACATAAACTCGGTGCGACGATCGACATCATTTTTAGATGCAGTATATCGAAGAATCCCAAATTTAATCTCGTGTATCAATCCAGGGATGAGATGTACGTGAAGAATTCATTCAATAACAAAGACGATAGAGGAAACTATTCCCTTGGGCATGTGGTCACAGAGAATACAAAAAAGGGGTACATGTATACGTTTGAATTCGGGGATCGGGTGTATAACCCATCATCCGGGTGGCGAATTAAACAGGAAGAACTCGAGCGCCTTAGAGATGATAACAGACTTCACACACCAAAGACGAAGAACTCGAAACTATACAAGAAGATATACCTTCATGAGACTGAGGGTAAACCATGTACAGATCTATGGGATGATATTCACTCTATCAGCCAAGGTTCTGAGTTACGAACGTATCCCACGGCGAAGCCTGTTAAACTCATCGAACGAATCATTTTAATATCCACAGATGAAGGGGATACCGTACTCGACCCTATGTGTGGCTCGGGGACGACTGGGAAAGCAGCAAAAAACTTAAAAAGATCTTCGATTCTCATTGATAAAAACGATAATACGGCTATAATCAGTACGCGCACACAATAGAGTTCTTGAGATGAGCCAGGAGCTTCCGGGGCTGATCCTGTTGGATTTTCACACAGATACTAGAGCCTCGACCAAGCAGGGCGCGGATGCCATTATTCAGACATACACGCATGCGAAGGTTGGGTGTTCCCTCAATCTTCCCACTTGCGCACCCGTTTCGAACCATACAACTCCCTGGGTTATTCCACAAGTCGACGAGCTCGTCGCGATGAAAAAGAACCATTTCTCTCGACTTCTTGAAATGTAGCAGAATCCAGTCAGATTCATGCCCGTCGAGGACGCGCTTGAGCATCGAACTTGGGTCGAGAGACTTTGAGATGACGTTAAGCAGTCTCTTGTACATGCCCCTAACGGTTTTCTCTTCCTCTGGATATCTTTTGTAGTATTGAGTGATGTCTTTGTGGAGAGCACCAAATTCTTCATCGACGAAAGACATATTCTTCCAGTCGAAGCTCCCGGATTCAGACTCCTTGTTTTTTAGTGAAACTTTCACCCCGGTTTCGAGACACTCGGCGTCAGGGTTCTGTTGGGTCCCGCCTCGGTGGACAAGGAAACCGAGCTTTTCACGGATTGGTGCAAGCTTGGGGTTGTGGTTAATCATGTAAATCGTGTAGTGCTCATTGGCGATGCCGTCATAGTGGGGTGTGCCGTCATTGAGGAACATGAGAATTGTCTTAATTTTCAGTGTTTTATTTTAACACTTAGGCTTTGAAATATGGCTTAAAGTTTATATACCTAAATAAGATATAATGTCTCTTCAAACCGACTACACCACTGTTCCTGGGCAGGTCTTTGCGTGTATCTCTATTGTTGGACCCGAGTGTCCTCAGAAGACCGATAAATTTGGTATCAAGCTTCGTGGTGCTTTTGCCACCCGTGACGAGGCTGCGAACCATGCGAAGCGCCTTCAGAAGGAGGATCCCACATTCGACATCTATGTCGTGGAGCAGTACAAGTGGCTTCTGATCCCTCCCGACCCCACCAAGATTGAGGATGTTCATTATACCAACGATAAGCTCGAGGAGATCATGACGGGTTATAAGGAGAACCAGGCTCAGGCTGCTCGTATGTTCCAGGAACGCAAGCAGGGTATGATGGATACCAAGGTTTCGTACAACCCTGGTGATGATAACTCCAAGTTTTACACCAAGCCTGACGAGGCTCCGATTTCCCACCCCTCGGAGGTTCTGGAGCGTCTTAAGAAGGAGAAGCCGGACACCCCCATGGAGGACCTGGTCAAGGAGGCTGACGCCATCGTCGCTGCCGAGGTTGAGGAGCGTCAGAAACAGCGCGAAGCTGCGGCTAAACTCGAGGAGGTTAAGGAGGAAGATGAGGAGGAGGCTGAGGTCACCCCCGCGTAAATAATATTCATATATAGTAATAAATGATTTCCATACTCGTCGCAGTCATATTGACGGGTATGTTCTTTGTTTTGTTTTTTGGATCGTCTTGGAATTCAAAAAACAAAAGGGAAAAGAAAAGAAAAATAGTACAACTCGAACCCAGTACCACCCGTGGGTTTATCGAGGATACACGAGACGCCTTCATCATACCTATGTATCCAACTCAGCTCATGAAAAGGGATAGTAGCGGAAAAACGTTAGTAGCTGGTGGTAAGACCAGGTATTTCGCACCGTACTCAAGTATACCTGAGAATCACTGGCTGCATGGTTTTCCCCATAAAAAAACCAAGTAAAAACACGGCGAATGCTATAATCCATGTAGACTTATCGACATTCTTGAACAGATCAAACGACTCTTGTGTTTGAGGTTGTGACGGCTGATACATGGGTTGCTGTGGGTAATTAGACACTTCGGATGGATGAAAATAATACTCCTCTTCTTTATTTTCATCTTCTTTCTCTTCACTCACAGTGGGATTATATTCAATGGGGTTACCAATGTCTGTTTCCATTTTTTAATATATAACGTGTTTTTTTTAAGCGTCTTCTTCCTCACTTTCACTCTCATCTTCTACCACAAAATCCTTGAGATTCCCATTTTCGTCGGCGTCTTCTTCGTCTTCTTCATCATCTGAAAAATCTTCCTCATCTTCTGTGTCGATTTCGGAATCAAAGTCTGTATCATGGTCATCATCACAGTAATCATCCTCAAGGACATCTTCAGAGGGCTTAAAAAAATCAGGTTTCTTTATATTCCTTCCTAGACGGGTACGAGTGGAAACCATTTATAATGTAGATGATATTATTGTTTAAGTAGTTTTACGAGGTCATTATCAATAAGTGTGTATGTTCTCGCCATGTTTTTCTTCCCTTTGCATTTAGGGCACGCCTGTGTAATCTTATTCCCTTTTATCTTATAGGACATCACACAGTCCTCGTGGTTACCCTTGATGGATTCACAATACGTTGATGTAGTGAGAGCTATGTAGTTCGTCTTATTTTTCGAGATTTCTACGACTGTCGTATTCTCCTGACCCACTACAAACTTCTGAATGAACGCCTGTATCTTGGGTTTAGCGTCACGTTTATTAAACTGAGGTTTAACTACACGCTTCGTTAATTCCGGACACTTTTGGATCTCCTGTTTATCTGGATACAAATCATTTAGGATAATGGTTGAAAGTTTATGTTTACGCCCACAGAAATCTTTACAAAAACCATCTCTCCTCGACCTGATCGTTTCACAGCGACAAAAACATTTTTGGGCGATGAATTGACCACTAATGATGAACCACACGTGATTTGAACCGTGCTCCCTTTTCAGGTTTTCACAGTATTTTGATGTAGTTGCGGCTAAATATGTATTTTTGAATTTAAATAGCTTCGTGATATAAGACCCACCCTGACCTTCCATGTTGTTCTGAACAAAACTCTCAAGTCTAGATTTAACAATATCATTCTGAATCTCATCCTTGATCTCATCACTCGTGAACGTCCCCTCGCGAACAGCAGCCACGGATGGTGGTTCAATGAATGCGTTTTGGGGGGCATCTGTGCGAATCGCAGACATTTTCAGGATTTCGACGTCCGGGGTTGAATCAATTCGAATGATCGTACTCAAAGGTTCTGTAGTGTACCTAAACACTGGGAGATACGATAACTGATCTATTTTACCACCCTCACATGCATCACATCCCCGACCATCACATAAATCGTGTTTCGCCTTTTTGTATGACCACGGCATCCTGAAACCACTCCCCTTGGTTTTCCTGTGTAAGTCACCATAAACGGCTGCATCGATGATCTCATTCCAGTCAATCGAACTCTTCGCCTTTGAGAGTGCGACGAGAATATGTTCCCTGAGAGCGACCGCTGAAGCCTGGTCAACGACGTACCCATACCAGTTCAGATGTACACCAGTTTTTATCAAAGATCCACAAGATTTTGGTGGTGATACGGAAATGATACACTCTTTACCACCATGTCGTTTCACCTTATCACATATGATTTTACATATTGACTTAATCTCATCTACAGAGAGTGACGTCGTATCCTTGTAGTCTATATCCACGAAGAAATTGTACACTGGTGTCTTCTGTTCCACGACGAACAATTTTTCACCAGATACGATCGCTTCTATGTACTTTTCGTAAAAGTCGTTCAATTTATCAAATGGCACGGAAAGGACGCCACCGTCCATGAGCACATGTGATAGATTGGTCGCGCCATTGATTTTTTGGGATACGCACCAATTTTTA